TTTGAATGGATACGATGAAATCAGAAAACAGATAATTGAAGATTGTTTTGACTATGGTGTCTGTGGAATCCGTGAGTTTGTAGACAATGGCCGGATTAAGGTCAGAAAAGTTTATCCCGAAAACATTGTTACATCTTATGCGCGAAGACGAGACTTTGCAGATGTACAGCATGTTGGAGAAATAACCCTAATGTCTATTGCTGACATTAAAAGTATGGCGGGGTCTGATTTATCCGAAGAGCAGTACGTAGATATTGCAGAACGCTATATTAATAAGTATAATAACCCATCCGCTGTACCCCCACAAAGAGGAATAGGTGCTGATTATGAGACTTTTAAGATTCCAGTACTAGACATGGAATTCTTTTCTGTAAATAATCTGGACGTGGAAAGCCGTATAGATAAAAGGGGCAACAAAATTACAAGGGTATATAAAAAGGCCAAAAAGCGAAAGAGCAATAATTATAGCACCACTTCTTACAAGGTTGTCTATAAGGCTATGTGGATTCTAGATACTGAGTATCTATTTAACTATGGCCTTCAAACAAATATGAAGAGAAAGAAAACGTCTTTAACAGACACTACGCTTTCTTATCATTTGTTTGCCCCTGAGTTCAACGATATGAGGGCTAGCTCTATAATGGAGCAAGTCATTCCGATTGCCGATTCCATTCAGTTAAATTGGTTTAAACTTCAAAATGCTATTGCCACATCTAGACCAAAAGGTATTCAGATTGCTTTAGATGCTATTGAAAACATTCCGCTTGGTGGAGGTGGGACAGAAATGACACCCAAAGATGTTCTTGATTTATTTAATAAAAAGGGAACGCTTGTATATCGTTACTTAGACCCATCGGGCAATCCAAGCCCCTATAAGCCAATTGAAGAAATTGAAAACGGCCTAGGGCGTGATGTAGTAACATATTTCAACCTTATAAAGGAAAATATTCAGCTGATTCGTGATATTACTGGAGTTAATGAATATGTAGACGGCAGCACTGTAGACCCAAAAACATTGTCTAATGTTACACGTCTCGCAGAAGAAGCGTCCACTAATTCGCTTTATGGTATTGTAGAAGCGGATAGATTTTTACTTGAGGCTATTGCTGATGACATTGTTGTTCGTGCCCAAGATTTAAAAAAACAAGGACTTTTGTCTAAGGCTTATAGCAAAACCCTTGGTGTGGAGACAATAAAATATTTAGGTCAACAGGACAGCTTTAGCGCCAGAGAGTTTGGAATTAAATTAGAAGACAGACCAGACGACATTCAAAAAGAAAGATTGCTTCAGATGGCATCACAATATGCTATGAACGGTCTTATTGATTTGGAAGACATGGTTCTTATTGAGAATACAGATAATCTTAAAAAAGCTCAATACATTCTTGCTTATCGTTATAAAAAGCGTAAAAAAGAAAAACAACAAGAGGCAATGATGCAGCAACAATCAAATGCTCAAGTTCAGCAGCAGTCCGCTGCACAGGCTGCTCAAATGCAACAGCAAGTTGAGATGCAAAAACAACAGTTTGAAATTCAGATGGCACAGCTGAAAGGAGAACTGCAAATGCAATTAGAGACTCTAAAATCAGAGTTGAAGGCAAAGTCGGAATAATTATTAACTTTGTGCAACTAAATTTTAATTATGAGCGATGTTACGTTTGAAACTGTGAATCAATCACAGGAACCGCAAGAAATTATTATTGGCAATCCAAACGCTAAAGAGCAAGAGGAGCCAAAAGAAGAGGTTACCGAAGAAGTTGTTTCAGAAGAAACACAACCAGAAGTAACTGAAGCGCCAGTCGTTGAGCAGCAAAGTGCTGATAATGAGTCAAATACAGATGATGGCATTGATGCCGATGCATATGTAAAAGAGACTACCGGAGGGCGTTTTGAAACATTGGATTCATTGTTAGAGAGCTTAAATGAGCAGCCTACTGCTTATGAGTTCAAAGACGATTATATCAAAAAGGCTGTTGAGTACTATGAAAAGAATGGTAATCTGTTGCCGTTTTTAGAAGCTACTAAAGCAGATTATGATGGAATGGCTCCAGAAGATTTAGTGAGACACAATCTTCGCAAAGAATATTCCGAATTATCTGATAGTGCTTTTGATAAACTCTATAAACAAGAGGTAATCAATAAGTATAAGCTTGATGAAGACGAGTTTACAGATGACGAGATTGAATTAGGAAAACAGCTTTTGCAGAGAGATGCAAATCGCATTAAACAAACTTTACTTAAAGAACGTGAGGAGTTCTTACAGCCACAGCAAGAGGTTGTGCAGGAAGAGCAAACAAACTTTCAAGAGGAGTGGTCTAATACGGTCCTGCAAGACAGTTATACTAACAACCTGTTGAACGAAAAATCAATAAGCATTGACGTAGACGGAGAGGCCTTTAATTATGAGGTTGATGACCCACAGTCAATGATTGATATGACGGTAGACAATAGCAAATTTTTTAACTTATTCTTAGACAAGAGTGGTCAAGTTGACTTGAATAAATGGTATAAAGTAGTTGCTTTTGCCATGGAGCCAGATACTTATGATAAAAGTTTGGTAAACCATGGTAAGACTTATGGAGTTACTCAGGTAGAGCAAGAGCTTAAAAACCCTGATACTCCTAAAGCGCCAGCAGCTATGGATTCCAATCAAGACTGGAGAGAAGCTTTTCTATCTGCAGCAATAAATCAAAAAAGAACATAAATCAAAAAATTAATTGTCAATTATGGCTACTTACGACAAAAACTTTATCTCCTCTATCCACTTTTTGGATAAGCGTGAGATTCTTTCTCAAGTATTAGACGTTCAGAACGAAGACCCTTCTTTCTTGGACGTAATGGAAGGCATGCGCCGCAGCGTACCTACGTCTAGCGCAGTATTCCACAACTATGTAAACGAGGCTATCTACGAAAAGCTTACTTTGGCTTCTGGTACAAACGCTAAATTGCGTGCTGGCGACATCGTAGTTAATGCTGCTAACAACGAGCAGTACTACGTAAAAAACCCTGCAAACTTGAACACTGCAGGTAACGTAGTCCAGCTTTCTGGTACTGCTGCAGCTATTGCTGCCGATGGTGCTGTTACTGTTATTTCTAACGCTCATGGCGAAGGTTCTGGCGCTCCTGCTGGTCTTCGTTATGGCTTGAGAAAGTATAGCAACAAAGCTCAAATCTTCAAGAACTCTTACAAATTGACTGATGTAGAATTGACGAACAAAATCTCTGTTCAATTCAATGGTCAAGAGTACTACATGTACGCTGCTCAGCACCAAGCTTTGATGAAGTTCCGCTTGGACATTGCTTATGCCTTGTTGTTTGGTAAGGGTAATGCTTCTACATTCTCTGGTTTCGGTGACGATGCTTCTTCTACTGGTTCTATTGACTACAGCACTGGTGTAACTCAAGTATCTGATGCTGACGGTAATGCAGTACAGTTCACCAAAGGTTTGGTTGAGTGGTGTAAAGACGGCTTGGACTTTTCTGCAGTCTCTGGCGCTTTCTCTTTGGGCGAAATGGGCGACGTAGTAAAAGCTATGGACAAGGTTCGCGCTCCTTATCAGTACATGATTTTTGCAGGTACTGGTGCTAAAATCCAAATGGATAACATTATCAAAAATTTGGGTAGCGGCGGTGTTTCTTCTGTTCGCGTTAATGTAGATGGACGCTCTGCCGACTTTGGCATGGAGTCATTCAACTTGTACGGACGTCAGTTTGTTACTAAAGCATTCCCCATGTTCTCTCACGTTGCTGGTGAAGAAGCTTTGGCTGACGCTACTGACAAAGCATTGTTTATCCCCAATGACAAGATTAAAACCCATGCTGGTTCCGGAATGGTTGACCGTATGCGTGTTCGTTATCTTGAAGGACCCAACACCAACCTTGCTTACAAGGAGTGGATGCTTGGAGGCCTTGCTCCTACGCCAACGGATGGTCGTAGCGTACTTGAGTGCGTTTACGAATCAGCTCAAGGCTTGGAAGTTTTGGGTGTTGAGCACTTTGGAATTGCTCATTTTAACGCTGGATAATAGGCGCTTAATTGGGGGAGGGGAAACTCTCCCCCTTTTTTCAAATTAGATTGAATTTTTAAATTATTATTTCCATGAGAAGAACTTCATATTTCAACAATATTGATATTTCAATATTTAAAAAAATAGGCTTTGATAATCTGAATGAGCCTATTACTCTTAAGATGCTGGATGTCCAAAGAGACCCAGACAATCCATCACAGCCACTTATTCCCGCTTATAAGCGAATTCCCAATAGAGACACTATTTTAGTAGATGGCATTACTTATGACATTGCTGCCATAGCTTCAATTTCAGGAGATACCGCTTCATTTTATGAAATTGGATTTTGGAGAAATGAGGGTGGATATAAAAGATTTGACCCCAAAAATGCTCGTCAAAGAGAGCAACTAGAGTTTTTATTGATAAGCAATTTCAATGGCTCTAATCCTTTGCGTGATACAAGCGTTAAAGCTTTGTTTGAAGTATTCCGCCCAGAGGACAAAGCCAAGAAGAGTGTAGATAGTCGCATGAAAAAGATTGAGGCAATCACTCTTGCCGCAGCTCTTTCTGAATCTGACTGTAGAGAATTTGCCGCTTCTGTTGGCTGGAATGAGTCTGATGACATTTATGTCATTAAAGACAAAATTCTAGACTGGTGCGAAAAAGACCCAGGAGGTTTTATTGAGGCTCAGTCTAGCCGTGACCGCTACGTTCTCGCCACTATTAAACGTGCTGAATCTAGAGGAATCATTACAAGAAACCCATTAGAAAATGCGTGGGAGTGGTCAGCTACTGGAGAGCTAGTATGCACTATGCCAAGAACGTCTCAAAAAGATATGTATGAAGGATTCTTAGGATGGTACATGTCTGAAGACAGAGCGTTGAGAGTATTCCAAGAAATAGAGTCTATTCTATATGGACGAAATCATGTGTCTAAAGTTCAGTCTAAAAAGACAGAACCAGAAGAAGAAGCTTTGCCGCAGTCTAAACGAAGACGAGCCAGAGCATCAGAATAAAAGAGCGCCCTACGGGGCGCTTTCTTTTTATCTTTGAGTTTAAATATTTTGTATTTTCGCATAGACTATGGCAGCCATTAACTTAGACATTTCTACGAAGTTAGACATTACGTGCAGACGTAATGACACATTTAGTCTTGAAGTCGTGTTCAAAGACTCAGATGGTGTTGGATTACTTTTAACAGAGTATACCGCTTTTAAAATGGAGGTCCGCCGCCATGATAGAAAAACAGGAGCACCAACTATTTTATTTACGTTAGCTGATGGAGACATTGCAGGCGATGACGCAGGAAAGCTTACTATTACAAAATCTTCATCAGATATGAATATATCTGGAGGAAACTATGTTTATGATTTGCAAGCAACTAAAAGTGGCATAACGTCTACATGGTTGCGTGGAAAGTTTACCATCAACGAAGATGTTACCATCTGATGGAGGCAAATGTAAATAACCCAAATCAGACTCCTGCTGTTGTTACTATTCAGGAGTCTAATACAGTTACAATTAATCAAGTTGAAGCTGTAAAAGCTACAGTATTAGACAAATTTTCTATTCTTGGTGTAAATGCAGGTTCTGATAAAACTTACATTCATTTGCAAAATGCGCCAGCTTCTACATGGTTAATAACACATAATTTAAATAAAAGACCTTCTGTTGCTGTTGTTGACTCAGCAGAAGAGATTGTCTACGGAGAAGTTGAATATGTCAATGACAACCAAGTAACATTAACATTTGCCGGAGCCTTTAGCGGTAAGGCATACTTTAACTAAAAAACGATGGCTATTAAGTATCTATCCAGTATTAACCTTAGCAAGAATGAGCTACAAAATGCCGTCATTCAAAATCTTGCTTCGGCTCCCTCAACTCCTGCTCAAGGTCAAATCTACTACAACACTACCGATGATAGAATGTACTTCTATGACGGTGCTGCGTGGGTGGATATGTCCGGTGATATCCAAGACGTACTTGGTGGTTCTGGTTTAACAGCTTCAACGTCTGCCAACGGCGATGTCATTACCCTCAACATTGGTCAGGGCACAGGTATCCAAGTAAATGCTGATACCATTGAACTGAATCACTTGGGCTTGGAGGACTTGGTTGACCCCAACGCTGACCGCATCTTATTCTGGGACGATAGCGCAGGTAAGTCCGAATGGCTGACGGCATCTACCGCCTCTGGTATTAACATCAGCGGAACAACCCTTCAGCTTGGCTCTATCCCCAACAGCTCACTGACCAACAGCAGCGTAACGGTTACTGCTGGCGCTGGTCTTGTCAATGGTGGTACGGTAGCCTTAGGCTCAAGCATCACATTGAACGTAGGTGCCGGGGAAGGTATCACTGTTAACGCTGACGATATCGCCCTTAAAAACGGAACGAACCTCAGCAACAACTACGTTCTCAAGTGGGACAATAGCAACAACCAGCTCACCAATTCATCCATCACGGATGACGGTACGACTGTAACGATTGGCGCTAACCTTACGGTTACTGGTACTACCACCTATGTGAACTCCAACACTGTTGAGATTGGCGACAGCGTTATTTTGCTTAATGCTGACGAGACTGGTACTCCTTCACAGAATGCTGGTTTTGAGGTTGAGCG